AGCACATCCCAGAGTGCTTCACCCATTCCTACAACGATATCATTCATCTTGGATAAGGTAAGTTTTTGAAGCAAATAAGCCGGACCTGACGGTTCGGCTTATTTGGCGGAGAGGACGAGCAATACAAAAGTATCACACCTAACCGCCAGTATAATAAAATTTTAAGCATCGCTTTGTGCTCTGTGAAATCTTCAAATCGCACATTTGAGAGCACAAAACTTTGCAACAATGTTAAATGTTCGCTTCAATTTGTAGGCAAATTTAGGAAGAAAAGTTTGAAATAGAACTATAAAAAATCGAGAAATTAGCGATAAAATGGTTAAATACTGTTAAAAATTGGTTTGGTTCCTGTTTTCTCAAACATCTGGCCTGAATCTCGTCCTATCCATAAAATGCACAAAAGGTCGCCCAAAACTGAGCGACCTTCCACATGGCTCTAACGCCGAACAACAAAAGTACAATATCTTTATATCTGCCAAGGATTTTTGTTAGGGTCATAGTCTCGCGCAAAAGTAGCGACAGCAAAATCCGCAACCGGCTTCTTGTCTTCGCCCACTCGCCGAGGTATCTGAGGATTGATTTTCAGTCTTGAAGCATCGCGCAACCATAAGATTGATGTCTCATAGTCAGTAATGCGAGCTTGACTTACGTTGTTTGGAGAAATCAGCTTATGCAACTCATAAACAGCCAGTCGAAGAATATGCTTCTTCAGGTTTGAATTACGAGGATCATCTTCTATGATGTTATATTGCTCTTTCAGTTCATCTGAATTTGGGTTAATGACAGGATAGAATACTTCTCCTTCATACTCAACGAATTCTGTCGCACTCAACTCATACTCGTTAATAGAAGGGTCATACGAGCCGATTAAGCCCCAATTTTCACTGTCTTGAGGATTTGTATTCCAATCAGCATTTTCGGCTGTGAGAAGGGCATAAAATGCGCCCTGATAGCTCACAACATTCCACGGTTCATATACAAGATTTACAATCCACGGAGTTGTCATAATCTTCTCCCAGCCAATTACACCCGGAACACGGACATTGCCATAGTTTAAGCCATTAAACTCCAAGCATTGAAAGTAGGAGTTTGCAAACCTCACAATATCGCCGGGCATATAACTACCGCGTTGAGTATATGCTGGAATGGCGGCTTCATCTTTTATGAACTCGTTACATGGCATCCAGTATTCTACATTTGCGGGTGCTTTATATCCGTTGATAGTGCGGATAGTCTTATAGATTTTGCCTTCATAGTAGAAATGAGCACCGGCTGGATATGTAATCTGCCTGTTGTATGGAAGCAGGTTTTTCCCTACTGCCAATTCTTCTTCTACCATATAGTTTTCTGTCAGATATTCCAATACGGATTCCTCAGCCGCTTCTTCAGCCTGAGCAAGACGCACTTCTTTGTCTCGTATTAACTGACCGAGAGCTTCTTCAGTGACTATTCCAAGATAGTCTGCATTATTTAAGAACCTTTTATACATTCGTCAATATCCAAATGTGCCGTATATAGGGGCGTTTACTGTTGCGATTCCGGTTCCTCCCTGACGCTGGAACTTCTTCCATTCTTTTGACAGCAATAGACAGATTGCGTAATCAAGGGCGTCTGAAAGGTGCCCGTATTTTTCATATTTTACACCGAGTTTTGGGTCTGTGATTTTAGACTTGTTCTTGGTGCCATCTTCATTTTTCTTTTGATAGATTAAGTCTTCAGTCAATTTTCGACAACGCATATCAATCAGAATCTCCCAGCCTTCAAACCCATTCAACAGATTGTTTATAAATTCCAATCGCGTAGTCTGAGGTGGTTGTTTGCTCAAAAGTTGTTTTTTAGCTCTCAGAGTGGAATGAAGATTGGACAGAATGATAGTATAGTTGTTCACACCTTCTTCCGTCTGAGTAGAACGAGCCAGTCCAGCCGGGTCGCCCGTTACTAATATTCCACCCATGTGTCGTTCAGCCAAATACTTTTGACTTAGTTTTTGAGCCAATTTAGGAGTATTGTTCTCTTTATTGTCTGGTTTACCCAAGATTTCTTCTAACACATATAGCTTCTTATTGTCATAATCCACTTGAATAGCCAATGTTGACATAAACGGAGCGACGTTGAAGTCCCAGCTTAGAATCAATGGTTTCAATGGGTCATATACTTTTTCTCGCAAACCATCAACAAGGTGCTTTTCGCCATTGAAATTCCAATATGCAGCAGCATCATTAGAATCAACAAAATCCCAGTTCCCATAAAGCAAACGAGCTTTTACCGCAGGGTCTGTAATCTTGTTAAGAGCGGCTTCATAGATTTGTCTAAAAGCTACATCAGGATTATCGAATACACTGAATGGTACATAAGCCTCACCCTCTTTACAAACTACAGGATTACCTTCATCGTCTTGTACGAATCTGGAGCGAACCCAAGTAATACAGGGGTTGGTTGTCATCAGTAATCGAGGAACTTTGAATGTCTCGTGAGTTTTCCAACGCAAACGAGAAAACAACACTTCAATAGCTCTCTCTGAAATTTCTGAAACCTCGTCAACAAATCCAATAGTCCATTCAGAAGATCCTAAACGCTCAAAGTTGCTGTCAGATGGCAAATCCTCCAGTTCTTTCAGCAGAATTGTTGAGCCATTCCAAAATGTGACAATTCCTTCGAGATTGTTGATTTTATAGTTCTCTCCTTCTTTTAACCCCCATTGCTTCATTACGGCTTTAATGGTGTTAAAAGTGGATTCCTTCAGTGACTTGATGGTTTTACGAGCAATTACTGCTCTCAAATCCGGGAATCTAATGCAGCTACTGATAATCCAACAACTACCTATATATGATTTTCCACCTCCGGCTGCCCCACCTCCAAGAATTAGCTGTGGAAGATTCTGTGAGCCGCAAGTGTCACACTGTGGCTTATATTGCGGATTCCCATGAATATCGTAACCTATTTGAACCTGAATAATATGTCCACCGCAGTGTGGACAGAAATCAGGCTGAAGCAATTTCCATAGCTGATACTGTTTCGGAGATGGCTTGAAATCAATAACCAGATTCTTTGGCGGTTTCAAATTTCCGTATGCCATTATTCTTCGTTTATGAAGAATAGCCAAAGATAAGGTACGAAGATAAAAAGGCCACACAAGAATTACTCTCGTGTGGCCTTCGCAGAAAGGAGTGTTATAGTATAGCAGTAAGTGCTAAAGTAAGTAATAGCTTGATGCCATATCCGATAATAACACCGATGGTCGTCAGACACCAATCAATCCAGTCCCATTTGCCGCCCCATGCTTTATCTTTGAACTCAAGAGCTGAAGCAATTCCAACTCCGGCAAATATGGAGCAATACGCACTATCAGCTCCAAGTCCAATAAATATAGCATAGAATAAATGTTTGGAACGATTGCTTTCTTTCAACCAATTCCGACATTTAGAAAGGAACTCTTTCAATAGCTCCATACTTTGTTGCACTTGACATTATCGGGTAGATTTGTCAAGCTCCAATCAGCGTAGGAGTCGGAGAATTCGACTTCATCATAATGCTCGGCAAGCGTGATGATACCTTTGGGGTTGACCATGTGAGTCACATATACTTTCAGGTGTGCATCCGGAGCAATCTTGCGAATTTCCTGAGCGATTCCAGCAAAAGTACCACCGCCATCGCAAAGGTCATCTACCACGCAGATTGTTCCGCCTTTGTAAATTTCAGGATTGAGAATTTTGAAACCTGAAAGTTCACCGGTCTCAGGATTACGTTCTTTATTGCATAAAATCACCTGTTTGGTATCTGCGTCAAACTGGTAGCGATAACGCTCTACAGCTCCGGCATCGGGCAAACAGTAGTAATCAGCAGTTGCTACACCTTGTATATGGGCATAGCGACAGTCACAGTTGTCAATGAGTTGCATAGCCGTTTTTGAGTGCGGTTCAATCAAGGTGACACGAATAGGCTTCATTGCGTTAATCACCTCAGCCACGACCTTCAAACTGAAAGATTCATTAAATGATACGACTCGGTCCATACGCATTCCCATCAGGTAAGGAATATAGAGCGAGAATGTCACGGCATGACGGTTGAGAATATCGCCGAGCTGCATCAAGATGAATAGGTCATCGGCATTAGCTATACGAGTGATGACAAGAACGTGCTTCTTGTGATCAAGTTCGCTGTCAAGCACAATGTGCTTTTCCCCATCAGGAAAGTCCACTATGTGAAACTTCACCTGACTTTTTTCGGGATTTACCAGATTTATGTCTTGGGTAAACATATTATTATAGGGTTTGATTTACATTTTCACGAATTTCCGATAGCGTCCACTCTTTGATGAGTTGACCATTTTCAAATACCGTTTGAAGTTCTCCGGTTGTTTCTACATCAGGAGAAACTTGGTCGATGGCATAGAATCTACCCATCTGATCTTTCTTTACACAGATAAGACCTTTAAGCGATTTCTTGACTCCATCATCAGTTTTTGGGTCTTTGAAGATTTCTCGTCCTTCGCCGTTGATTTGACACCAAGTGGCTTTCATAGCGAATCCGAGAGAATCACGAGACTTATACTGATATGTGAATGAGCCTACACCAAGTACAAGATTGGTTGCTGCAAATCCTTTTGCTTCCAATCGGCGATAGATTTCTTTCTGACGCTCCAATGTAATGGAGTCGCCATAAATCATACCAATTTTCGCATTGAGCACCTTATAACCGGCTGCATTGATTGAGCCTCCAAAGATGTCCCAAAGGATTTCGTATGCACCCTTTCTTTCTGCAACGCTATATTCAGCCTCTTCTTGGAAATTCTCGAAATCATCTGCTTCGTAACCACAAATGATATGGACAGGATCGCCACTGTCAGGACGAATCACAACTCGTCCTTCACGGGCTTCAATAGTGTCTTTCAGTCTGGGAAGATAGTCTGTCATTACTTTCCAGAAATCCCAAGTATCGCTGACGATGGAAACAAATCCTTGAGGATATACTTCGGTGATAAGGCGTTTGAAAGTATCGAACTCATCATACTTTCCTCCAGCACACATAACAGAATGTTCTGTGGCTGGTACAGTTCCAGCGATGATTTCTCCGCTTTCAGGATTTGCACCATAGTATTTCTCCAACCCATATATAGCCGGGATTGTTTCGCCGCCTGTAAAAGACGTTAGATGTGCCATTCCAGACATAACGGCGGCTTCAACGCCAGCCATTCCACGCATAGAAAAGTCGTGGCATAGAAAATCAAGTCCGGGCTGATTTATAAAGCCTGTCTTTCCAGCGTGTCGCCTCAGTTCTTTCTTGTAGAGTCGTGCTGATGTTGCGGATGTCATCGGAAGCCACAAAGTAGTTGAGATTAAAGTCTCGAAATAGTTTGTGAGCCAAAAGAATTCATCTTTAGTGTTGATGACTGTAACGGCAGGAACTCTGATAGGACAAATTGAGCCTTCAGGGAGAGCTTTGATTCGTAAAGGCAAATAGCCTAAATCGTGGAGTGCGGCGATATGTTCTACGCCAACTTGATTGTCTGGCCCTAAGAACGTGTTGACTCTACGGGCGAATGTTCCGACAACTTTTTCTTTAGGCTGTTTGAAGAAATTTTCATTGAAGTCATCAATGAGATATTTCTTGATTAGATACTGAAGACCGAATACTACTGCTCCTTCTTCTGCCTCCTTGTAATGTGTGCAGCTTCTGGGTGTCCAGTTGGCATACACACGTTCTGTACCTTTGGGGTACTGTCTTCGATGGTCAAGTTTATAACCATCAGTAAGCAAAATTGCTTCTTTTGACATGTTTGTAATTCATGTTGATGTTGGTTTTGTTGAGATATACGAATCAATTCATTTATGATAATATGTGGTTGTAATCACATTCTAACAACATGAAGTTTGCCTTCCCAACAAACTTCTCGGCGCTCTGACATATGAACTCGTCGAATTTCAAGAAAGCCAGATTTGACTAATTCGTTAGCTATATTATGAGCAATCTCTGGATAGATATAATCCTTTTCAATCGCCTCAAGTCTATCTTCAGGGAATAGACGGATTTTCTTTTGAACAGCTAAAGTATCAATACGCTTGACATTGCACTCAAGCATAATTGGCTCTAACGGAGAGTTAGGGAATTGGATGCAATCGTAGCATGGCGATTTATGCTCAATTCTATTGGCACATTTACGGAGCCATTCTACTAATTTTGTTTTAAGTTTGAATTTCATGTTGTAGTTATTTGTCGCCCTGTCCAGACTCGAACTGGAACCTTCAGAGCCAAAATCTGACGTGCTGTCCATTGACACCACAGGGCAAGATACTATCGGCTGAATACTTTAACAAACCCTCCGATTATGACACAAATGAATAGAATAGTCAATACGATAGCGAGCGGTCCCCAAAATGGAGCGAGCACCCACCACCATGACCAAGTGATAACACTGCACAATTTCAGTGTGATGAAAATCAAGCCAAGAATCGCACAAAATGGGAAACTGCTTGATGTGGTTTTTTGAAGATTTGCCATGATGATAATATTATATTTAATGGTTTTGCGGAAGCGGTGAGACTCGAACTCACAAGCCGGTTTTCCCGACTGGCACGTTAGCAGTGTGCTGGTTTCACCAATTCACCCACACTTCCAATGATTTGTATGGGTGACTGGACTCGAACCAGCGACATCTACATCCCAAATGTAGCACTCTACCAACTGAGCTACACCCATATTTGAATTTGAGAGCCATACCGGAATCGAGCCGGCGTGTACGATTTTGCAGACCGTCACCTAACCACTCGGTCAATGGCTCTGGTGGACTGAGATGGATTTGAACCACCGACGCTCGGCTCTTCAGGCCGACGCTCTACCTCTGAGCTACCAGTCCAAATCTCCGGTTTATCAGACCGGAGTCGGCAAAATTTCGTAACTTTGCCGTCATTATGCTTGATAAGACAAGCAAGCATGGCACTTTGAACAGTGAGACAAGGGATAAAATTCTGGTAATATGTGCAATTCCCGCTGCACTATATTACACCCTTGAAGTTTTCATCAAACTTTATCATCTCTATGTCATGCTTCGCGGTTGATGACCGCCACCACAATTGAACCTGAGAAGTCAGCACCTTCTTTTGGCCTACATGTGATTCATCGCATAATATCTTTTGAGAGGGTTTCAGAATTGCCCTCTCTTTTTGTACCCCCACCGGGAATCGAACCCGGATTTCGAGAATGAAAATCTCGCGTCCTAACCTTTAGACGACAGGGGCATTATTGAGGCACCGGCGGGGCTCGAACCCGCGACCTGATGGTTAACAGCCATCTGCTCTACCTACTGAGCTACAGAGCCATATTTGTGGAAGCAGAAGGACTCGAACCTACGAACTCCGAAGAGGGCGGTTTTACAGACCGCTGCCGTTGCCGCTTGGCTATACTTCCAAATTGTCGGAAAGGGTGGACTCAACCATCGACCTTCTGCGTATCAGGCAGATGCTCTAATCAACTGAGCTACTTTCCGTGAAACTCAACTATTCATCACGAACCGCTGAGAAAAATCTAAATCAAAATATGAATCAATCTTATCATTGTCAAACAGACCGGACTCGAACCCGCAACCTCCTTGCTTTCCAAGGTGCTCTTCCCAATTGA